ATGGGAGTTCGATTTGTCCAGCAATGGATAAATCTAGCCCGTCGTTGAAAAAGGAATCTAACGGAAAATTTACTTATACTTTAAAAATATGAGTTTAGATTTTTGTAAGTTTAGAGGAACGGTGTAATATTTCTTGTCAACTCAGTCAGAGTGGTGATCTCTTAAAAAATCACGTAAAGTAACGGTGGAGTGATGTAACTGGAAAACATCTCTGACTCAAAATCAAGGTTTTACGGGTTCGACTCCCGTCTCCACTACCAATTTTAGTTGACAACAATGCAGTGGTATGATATGTTATGGCATTATTTGGATGTAAGAAATGCGGAAGATCATTCGAGGAACTGAAGTTGTGGGATAGGTTAGAGTTCTGCGGAGATCATTGGAAATGCACAAGTTGTGATGAAGACATCACAAAAGACTTGAACGTATGGTTCAAGGAATGTATGGAAACGGCCAAATTAATAGGTGGAGACCTATCCGAGTTAAACGAAGATTTATAGAATGGGCGTGTGGCGAAGTTGGCTGAAACGCAGCAGACTTAAAATCTGCTACAATAGAAACACCGTGGGTTCGACCCCCACCACGCCTACCAATTTATTGCGGGGAAGTGTAATGGCGCACGTCACTCTCATAAGGTGAAGGACTAGTCCGATTCTGGCGACCGCAACCAATTTTGCCAATGAAACATTGATGGTGATGCCTCACCCTGTAAGTGAGTTTAAGACGGTTCGAGTCCGTCCTTTGGCTCCATTTTCTTTCTTCGATATGTTCTTCCATTTCCCCGGTTTTTAGATTTATATGTTGGAAGATTGGCGTCACAATTCGAACAAATTAACCTAAGATTTTCCAGTCTATTATCATATGGATTGCCATTTATATGGTCAATTATGACAACGAGTTGTTTTCCTTGCCACTCAGTAATTCCACATAATTCGCATTGATTTCCACGAATATGTTTCAAATATTCCCGTAAAGTGGAACGGGAGTGTCCATCTACTTGCCCGCTTTCAATTTCCAAATAACAGTTTTTTCGAATTTGTTTTGCGGAACATAACTGCGAGCAAAATTTCATTCGAGTGCTTCCTCGATATGGATGGAATTCCTTATTACAATACAAACATTTTTTTGAAGTTATACGAGGAGCATTATTATATTTAGCTGCACATGAACTACTGCAAAAAACATTTCCGTTCGATTCACTCGGAAAACGTTCAAGAATAGTTCCACATTGTTTGCATGAAATTTTAATTTTTTCAATTTGACGTGCCTTACCCATACATTTTTTAGAACAATATTGTCCCCGAGTTCCTTTATTTCCATTTAGTATGGATAAGACAATATTTTTTGTTCGATAATGAGTCTGGTGACACTGCAAACATTCCAATGGAATAAGGTCACGGCTTCCTTTGGAGTCCAATTCTTCTCTTGATATTAACATCTTCATACCGTATAAATAGCAGTGTCAATGCGAAAACAATCAAAGATTCCAAAAAAACTATTTGACTTCTTCTAAAAATCGGTTATACTCCCTACATGAAGATTCGTACAGGATTTGTATCCAACAGTAGCAGCAGTTCGTTCATTGTGGCTTTCTCTAAGAAACCAACCAATGTGGCTGAAGTGATGACTGAAATGTTTCCCAATGACCCCAACGGAGTCGTGCCAAATCCGTGGCCGGGTTCAAATGACCATGATGAAGGGTTGAGCCATTCACAAATCGTTGTGCAGGTGTTAGATGATATTCAGAAAGAATCTAAAAAATTATCCAAAAAAGACCTCCTCGACGAGTTGTCAGGTCGCTATTTCATGTTGAACGACAAATTGTATTGCGAGGGTGCTCCGTATTACGCCCTTAACAGTAAACTTGCCAATGAATATGTCGATGCTCATAACACATATGAGCAGGACCGTAGACACTTTGACGACGTTGAGCGGGCATTGATTCTTAAACATGTTGGACGCCAAGTTCAATATGCATATAAGGGAGGAACGAATTGGAGCACGAAACAGCCCTTTACCGATGCTGAGATTGAAACGTATGAACAATACGCTAAGAAAGAGAAGGCATTTAAGGATAAAAGCAAGGAATATATTGCTCTTGAAAAGAAACAACGTCTGATATCCAATCAGTATTACACTCACCAACGCACCGTTGCCAACAAATTGGCTCGGATTGATTTGAAAAAATTCCTTAATGACAACAAAGGAAAGTTCATCGCTCGGTTCACGTATTCCGATAATGATGGAACCTTTTTTAGTCTCATGGAACATAGCAATATTTTTCGTAATCTATCCAACATTTACGTTTCCCACCATTAATATATGAAAATTCGCACGGGCTTCGTAAGTAATAGCAGTAGCAGCAGTTTCATAGTCAAAGTGGGTGAGCCATTTGATACTGCCTTGGAGATCGCCAAGTATATGCTTCCTAAGCGGGGATGGGAAAATGATGCTGAACTGATTGGGAAGATTGAATCATTGGAGAAGGAAGGCAAGAAACTCGATGCCGTCACATTCAATACATGTAACTATGATACCTTCATCGCCAAGGTGGATGGTTATTTCTTGATTGAAACGTCTCATCACGGAGATTGGGATTTGTATTCGTTTAGTACTCCTTGTCCACATGAATATGCAGAGATTTTTGGAGATGATACATTCTATAGGTTGCCACATTCAATGGATTTCTATAGTTTGGAATACGATGTCACGGGTCGCCCCCTTGATTTTGATGATACTCGCAAATATGAATCATCATGGTGCGATAAATGCAGAGGTGAATTTTGGTTGATATACGGACGCCACGAATGCCCCAATTGTAAATCCCAACCCAAGAGGAAAAAGAAATGAAAATCAGAACCGGATTTGTATCGAATAGTAGCAGTTCCTCATTCATCATCAGGAGACATGACCATCTTGAGGTTGAAGATAAATCACTGTTAACCGCCGCTCAAGAAAAGAAACTTGAGGAGTATGGATTTCGTAAGACGTGCGCCTATTGCTCCGATCAAGTTCCATCTTTTTGGGATGAAGCGGCATGGAAAAAAGAGGAGAAAAATATAAAGACTCTGCCATTTAATTATGGATATGAAATAACTTGTAATCAGGATGATGTCATTGAGTTTCTCATTAAAAACAAAATTTCATTTCGTGCCGAGTGCCACTATGGTCATGAATCGGTCATCTATGATGCCATCAAAGATAAGATTTATGAGGGAATAAACTATGGGAAGATCATGGAAACGTACGGAACGACCGAAGAATATATTGCGACTAAATGTACTCCCGTCACAATCATGAATGGCCAACAGTGGATCAAAAAACATACAATATGAAAATTAGAAATGGATTCGTATCTAACAGCAGTTCATCAAGCTTCACCTGCGATGTTTGCGGTGAAACACAGTCGGGAATGGATATGTCACGGTCAGAAGCAGGAATGATCGAGTGCGAAAATGGGCACACTCTATGTGAATCTCATCAGATTGCATCCGACATTACTATGGATGAAAAACGTAAAAAACTCATTGCCAATGTTGAGGAATCATCATATTACAAGACCCGTCCTCGTGAAAAAACCGTTGAACTTGACGAAATCGTAAATTATACCGAGGAAGACGTTGACGATCATTATCACCAATTGACTGATGACCGTGGTCATTCTACTCATGAATGTCCAATTTGTATGTTCCAAGAATTGGAAACAAATGCTGCTTTCATATATCTACTCCATCGTTCGAATCTGACCAAAAAAGATTTGCTTGAAGAATTGAAGGCTAAGTTCCCTACGTTCAATGACTTCAAAGCCAGTCTCAAAAAATAGTCACTTGACATTTTTTATAACCGTGCTACATTGTCTCCATGAAATTGACCATCAATGGTGACGTTAAATCCTTCCGTAGTGAGGAGTACAACTACGACTTCAATCTTGCCACTGGATTTTTTCGGCGGTGGGGCCGAACGGTTGAGGATGACCCCACAACTAGCCAATACGGTCCTGAAATTGCCGATATAGAGATTTCTGCTGGCGAGTCATGTCCCGTTTCGTGTGCGTTCTGCTACAAGGGCAACCGCAAGGGCGATGCTTCTAAATCCACCCACATGTCTTTGGAGACATTTTCCAATGTCTTGGAAAAGTTCCCCAAGTATGATGGACATTTTTTCACAACCCAAATCGCCTTCGGGATTACGTCTATTGGTGCTCACCCGCAATTGTTTGACATCTTTCGGCATTGTCGGAAGAACAATATCATCCCCAACGTGACCATAAATGGTGCGGACCCGTTGAGCGATGACCAAATCAAGACCTTGGTAGAATTGACCGGAGCAATGGCGATTTCAATCAATTCCTCGATCAAGGACAAGGGTTATCAGTTAATCAGCAAGCTTATTTCCTCGGGGGCACGGCAGTTAAATATTCATTTCGTGGTCTCTCGTCAGAGTATCAAATTTGGGTATCAATTGTGCGATGACCTCAAGAATAATCCTCTGTTGAAGGGAATTAACGCAGTTGTATTCCTTGGACTCAAGCCCAAGAACCGTGGGCAGGCGTTTGATGTTTTACCGACCGAAGATTTCACTACTTTGGTCAATCATGCGTTGGAGAATGGCATTCGGTTCGGGTTTGATAGTTGCTCGGCTCCTCGGTTCGAACGAGCAGTGGATTTGTCAAAGGACATTTCCGATGCTACAAAATCAATGTTGAAGAGTTGTTCCGAGCGGTGCGAATCGGGAAACTTTTCGTCATATTTGGATTCGGATGGATGTTATTGGCATTGCTCCTTCGGTGAAGGAATGGAAATCGCCAATGGGATTGATGTCACCAAGGTAAACAGTTTCCTGACAGATGTTTGGCACTCGGAGAAGCTTACGACTTGGCGTAACCGATTGGCTGAATTGAATCGGGAATGTCCGCTTTATGCGGAGATTCACATTGATCCGTCCAAGGCAACTGGAACATTTCCAAACAAAATTTAAAAAACATTTGACATTTTTCGGAAATCTGTTATATTTATAGCCATAAGAGACGCCGTGGTAGTATAATGGCATTATGTGGCTTTCGTAAAGCTAATATGGGGGTTCGATTCCCTTACACGGCTCCAATTTCGGTAGTTCAATGGTAAGAACAGAACATTGATAAAGTTCAAATGTCGGCGTAATCCGACCCGATTAATGCACGGTTAGCCAAATGGGAAGGCGGTTCTCTGCAAAAGAACTATGAGTTGGCTCGATCCCAACACTGTGCTCCAAGTTTAAGTCGGCATCAAAAAAGAAATTTCAAAAAGATGTTGACAAGATTCGGAAGGTGTGGTAAGATATTGGCAGTTAGATGAAGTTAGGTTAAGAAAACCCGAACGAAAACAAAAACGGCGACTATTTATTAGTATGACAGCAATGAAACATCAAGTTTGGTTTAGCATTAAGAGTGCATCAGCACTCATGCTCCAACCTTGCGATTATAATCGTCCAGAAGGAGCAGGCTGTTAGTGTAGGATTGAAATATATACTACCTCACAGCCGACCAAAAGGTCGGCTTTTTTGTTAAGAATTTCGAATGATGGTCTAGGCTTAGAACTCAAACAGTGAGCCTCCGTAGAACGGTAATTCAGCATCGAAAGATGCCAAAAAATCACTTATCGGTCATAGGGTGTTATGGATAAATCCAGAACCCGGACTCTGACATGAATTCAGAGATAATATGGCGAACGAAATAGTAAATATTTTGCTTGTATTGTTTAAAAAATCAAGTATTATTTCGTTATGTTTACATCATCGAACACAATTTCAAGAGCGATGCAATACTTCGTTCAACGAGGAAATTATCACAAAAAAACTAAAATTTTTATTCCGGGAAATAAAAAAACCATTTATTATTTTGGAACACCTGAATATTATCGTTCCGAATATCTTAAATCAGATCACTGGAAAGCATTGAGAAGTGAAAAATTGAAGCGATGTCCCTCATGCGAAAAATGTGGGAGTAATAAACGTGTTGAACCCCATCATCTACAATATAAAAATTTATATGATGTTTTACTTTCTGATCTCCAGACATTATGTCGTCAATGTCATATGAAAAAACACATGTCGTCCAAAGTTTCACATAAGAAAAAGAAACGACAAATGAAAAATATTTTTAGACGTCAAACACAAATAATCAGAACAGTATCAAGAATAACTGGAATGACCCCAGAATATATAAAAACATTTATTCCTATGCGCCCGTAGCTCAGTGGTAGAGCAGTCGGCTTTTAACCGATTGATAAGGGTCCGATTCCCTTCGAGCGCACCAATTTATAAGAAGTTTGTTTGATAGATAGACGCCTTCTCTAGCAAAAACAAGCGGAAACTATCAATATACGGAGGGTTCGTTGGCTGAACAGATTGGTCTCCAAAACCGATTGCGTGGGGTTCGACACCCCAACTCCGTGCCATCATTTAAGTTTCAAATTTATAATGTCAGTAATAATTTCCAGAAACTTTACACTATTTTGCGGAGTAAATCGTTTTTGGGATGATGTATCAATAATGCATATCTCTATACCTTGTTTCAAGCAAGCTTGAAATTTTCGTTCGTCGTTGGTTTTATGAGACGTTAATTTTTCTTCTCCAAAAATTGATTCGTAGTGAAATATTCCATTTAACTCAAATGCAAGTTTTAACGATGGAATATAGATGTCTAACTCTGCATTTACAGCATCGGTCTTATTGTAATCAATATGCAGCGATGTATATTGTTTAGTTAGTTGGGATTCAATCCATGTCTCAAGTTTGGAGCGTCGAGTGCCCGTTGTTTTATGAGCATTCCAATACTTAGCAGAACAAGAAGACGAGCAGAAAATAAACTTTCTCGGACGTGATAGTTCGGACGGCGTTCGATAAATTTCTTTGTTACAATGTTTGCAGTTATATATTTTGCCTGTTTTCTGTGACATAGAAGAACATTCTTTTCTGCAATAATCAAACGTAACAACATGTGGACGGTTTTCCTTGAGTTCGGAGTAATATTGTTGCAACAAATGTTTTTTTCGTTGGAATTTTTTATGGCACAATTCACACTCCAATGATAGCAAGTTCCGTGAAGATGTGGCGTCAAATTCGGATTGCGTAAATAATGGTTTCATATATAATAAATATGTCGCAAATTTCCGACACCGACTCGGCTTGCCAAATATTTTATTCAGGTGCGTGATGTAATGGTTAGCATCACTTTTTGTGAAAGAGTTTGTATGGATTCGAATTCCATCCACCTGACCAATTTACGTCCCGAGTCATTGGTTTGAAGCCAATCAAGTTTTCGATAATTCTTGTGGTGTAGATTGTATGAAAAATACATGCGATAACACAGCGGGGGTAGAAAATAAAAATTATCATTTGTATTCCAGAGTAGCTCAATGGTAGATGCGTTCGGCTGTTAACCGAAATGTTGGGGGTTCAAGTCCCTCCTCTGGAGCCAATTTTGGATGTTGCACTTGGTTGTGCAACAATTCTAGTGACCATAGGATGGTTTAAATAAGGCAAACCCGCACATTGCTTAAGCTGTTGCGGTAGTAGCAGCTAGTCGATTTTTAATGCGCTCGATGCTACAGTGGATCGGCACCCGACTCTTAATCGGATATGATGAGGTTTCAACTACCTCCGGGCGCACCAATTTCCGCCACATCTTCGAACGGGTTCAATTCCCTTTGCTCTGATGTATATGGACGAGATCGTAAGAGTGGCATCTATTTCATTCCCGCTTCGAATAATGGTAGTTCAGGGGTCTTTGAAGCCTTGGGCGGTGGTTCGATTCCATCAGCGGGAGCCAATTTGTCTATATTTTGTTGCAAGACACTTTTTTCTGCCTTTGCAAACCCCGTGTGTTAAACGACATATAACACATTGATGTGGGCAGGGGTAATTATTAATGTTGTTCATCATCGCATCTATCTTGATTTTAATGCGTTGTATATCAGCTTTTCGAACACGTTCCATATATTGATCTCGAAAGAAAAGTCCGAGGGTAGTCAATATAAAGAGAGTTATAAGGACCATGATAGTCATTTGGAATACATATGATAATTTTTTAGTAATCTTCAAAAAACAGCATGTCGCCTAACTTGGTTTGGGGCCAAGAATAATGGTGGTTCAAATCCACTCATGCTGACCACTTTTACGGGAGGTAGTTTAAAATCTAAAACGGTATCCGTTGGTGGATACAGATGTCAGGAAGAAGTCTGACTAACCCGACCATTTAAACAGGATATAGCGTAACTTGGTAGCGCACAACACTGGGGGTGTTGTAGTCCGAGTTCAAATCTCGGTATCCTGACCAATTTGAAGTGAAAGACAATGTATGTCGGAGAACGAGTGAACTCGGTCAACATAGTAATGGCTTTCTGCACTGAGATTGCAGCACTTCAATTAATTTACTATTCTCAGCAGGCTCACGATGCTGAACAAAAGAAACACTAAAGTACAGTGTGTTTTTGTGGAGAGTGAGTGTAGGGTTGCCGTGTTTGGCTATAATTCCCATTTAAACCAAGAATAGTATTTAATTTCAAGCCAGTTCTGACGGCAATGTTCGGAAGAGCACCCGTGATGGTAATCCATTGCTTAGACTTCCACTGAAAATGGAAGGCGGCTCAGTTCGGTATGATAATTATCAACACGGCACCCCCAGTCGCCAACGACGAAATAAATAATGACAGAGTTGGAAAATCTTGTCATGGCGGTGCATGAGAAAACTGCAATGCGGGAGTTATGACTCCATATTGCAGAACAATTTGAGATACATCCAGCAATAAAACAAATTCATCTATTCAATGAAAAAACTGTATCTCGCTTCGGGCATATAACGTAATGGTAACCTACTGCACTGTCTATGCAGAGTCGGGGGTTCGATTCCCCCTATGCTCGCCACTTTCGAAGTCCATGTGGTATGCCTCTTAACAATGCACAATTTATTGCATGGCGATTCTTTCGAGTAGCAACTGTAGGAAGTGACCAATCGTCTTTCGCCTCATGAATGTAACCCGTGTCTGGTGGAACGTCGTGCGAGCAAGTTAATACCTCGCTGGTGAAAGGGTAGGACAAGTGAAGACGGCGTGCAGTTGTAAGACGTAGTTGGAACCTGATAAGTTCACAAACGATTCGAATATGGGGTTGAGGAGGAACAGCAGACTCGGTGCCCAAGTACGGCACAGATAGCGGGGCCAGCCCCCGTCGATCCCGCCATAGTCCACTAGCTCAATGGCAGAGCAAGCGACCGATAATCGCTCGACAGTGGTTCGATTCCACTGTGGACTACCAATTTATGAAAACAATTGACGAACATTGCAATCAACCTAATGGTGAATTCAAAAAATTCATTCAACACAAAGAACAAGTCATTACTCAACACGAACAAGCAAGAAAAGATCGGATGCGTGGAGCACCAATGACCAATCTTCTTTCCGAAGAGTTGAATGAACTGATGACAATGTTAGCATAAATAATTTCGCAGTTAGTAGAGCCACGGTTTCGGGTTGGAGTCATACTCCGACTTACTTAAATGTAGAGCACGAAACACCAGCACAAAGACACGTAATGCACGTCATCGCTTTCTGTGATATGCGTTCATAGCTCAATTGGATAGAGTAGCAGATTACGAATCTGTTTGTTATAGGTTCGACTCCTATTGGACGCACCACTTTCAACTGTATATCATATATTTATCCATATGAATATACGAGAAGGAGCATTGACTTCCACTTCCGCACAAGAGAATATCATTCGAGATTTTTTGACTAGGTTTCGTAATACGTTTGAGAGGGCATTGGAAGATCGAGGACGTATGGATTGGAATTTCTTTACGCATTTAGTTAAAAGTTTTGAAACGGAAAATCTTTCACTGCACCGAGGAATAAAACTGACAGTCAAGTTTGTGCTTCAATCAGAAGTCAGAAGCAATCCAAATGAACAGCCAGATAGAGGAAGTCTTGATATGATAGCAGTTGGAAAACGCTATCAGATAAAGATGAATATGTTTTATAATTTTGATGGTTTAGAAGACTCCAGTTTCATAACGGGAATAAAATGGAATTCCTTTTATACAACATTCATTCACGAATACAAACACTTTTTACAAGCAGTTAGATCGGGTGGGGCTAATTTCAGGGTAAATCCCAATGTTGATTATTATGACAATCCCATTGAACAGCAAGCGTGGGCTGAGGGATACTTGGAAAAAATAAAATACGAGTTACAGACCGATGACTTGAATTCGGTAATAAACTATTTGAAGAAGAATGAATTGCGGGGGATGGATGGTTTACAACAATTGAAGACAACCAATCCGTCGGCGTGGAGAGCAATAGTTAAGCAAGTTGTATTGGCGGCTCAACGAGATTTCAAATAAAGGCTCTGTTAGTGAAATGGACATTACGCAACTTTGCGAAAGTTGAGTTTTGGGTTCGAGTCCCAAATGGAGCACCAATTTCAAACATATCCCCAGACGTGGGTGGACAAAATGATGATGAATCAATCGGCCAAATAACTTATAGAAAAACTCCCGACGATGATGTTTGATTATGGCGCATTCGTTTATCGGTAGGACGTTTGGTTCTCAACCAAAGAAGAGGGGTTCGACTCCCCTATGCGCTACCAATTTTGAAGAGGTTGAGGGTTGACAACAGTTATCATTTAGTCTAAAATATCTAAAGAAAGTTAAAGATTTTTTGACTTTTTGTTAAAATGAAGTGTATTTATATATGAAGACAAAACCAAAAATGATAACTAGAGTCACCAAAACCGAATTTGAAACCGATGACGGAGATGTTTATCCGATTCCCTTTGAATTGGATGAAGTTCCCACAATCGAAGAATTTCAACGTATCTATGACGAATGGTTTAGATTGTTTCAACAAAAGGGACTGATTGAATGAATAAACCAATTCTATCAATTAAAGAAGCGGCTGAGATTCTTGGAGTTTCCGATGAAACGTTACGAAATTATGAACGTGATGGGAAACTATCCCCAACTTATACCGATGGTGGACATCGTAGATATAAGAGAATTGATATAGAGAAATTTGCTGGAACTTATATTGAACCAATTACTCAAATTGGAACAAACCGAGTGGCAATTTACTGCCGTGTAAGTTCTCACGAACAGAAACAAAAAGGTGATTTAGAACGTCAAATTGGTCGGATGACTCAAGAGGCATTAAAACGAGGATATAAGATTGTATCAGTATTTGATGAAGTTGGGTCTGGAATGAACGATAGTAGAAAGAAACTTCATAAATTATTTGAGTTAGTAGAAACAAACCAAATTGATATTGTTTTAGTTGAACATAAAGATAGATTGTCAAGGTTTTGTTTTAACTATCTCGTTTGTTATTTTCAGTCGTATGGGGTAAGGATTGAAATGGTAGAAAGTGTTATCGGAAAAGGATTCGAGCAAGAACTCGTCGAAGATATTCTATCTTTAATGGCTTCCTTTTCTGCTAAAATATATGGGAAACGTTCTAGTCAGAATCGCAAAAAGAAAGAAGAAGTAAATGTCTAAATTTCTGAAAGGATATAAAGTTGAATTGGACCCTAATAAGTGTCAGATGACATCATTTAGAAAGCATTTTGGTGCTTGTAGGTTTGCATTCAACTATGCCCTTTCAAAGAAAAAAGAAGCATTTGATAAGAAAGCCAAAATTCCTAACAATATTGAGTTGCATAGAGAATTAAATAAACTTAAAGGAACAGATGCTTTGCCTTGGGCATATGACGTTAGCAAGGTCGCTTTTCAGTCAGGATTGATTAACTGTGACAGAGCATTTCAGAATTTCTTTAATCGTTGCAAGAAGAAAATAAAAGGCAAGAAAGGGTTTCCAAAGTTTAAGTCAAAGAAGAATGAAACTCAATCATTTAAACTTGATGGTTCAATCTACTTAACTGACAATGACCATATTAAGCTTCCAAGAATTGGTAGGGTTAAATTGAAGGAGTCGGGTTATATTCCAAGTGAGGATATAATCAAATCCATTACAATTAGTCGCAAAGGCGGTAAATGGTTTGCTTCTTGTTTAATAGAGTCCGATATTAAAATGCTTCCTCTGACAGATAAGAAAGTGGGTGTGGATTTAGGTATTAAAACCTTAGCAACATGTTCTGACGGAACTTCGTTTGAAAATCCCAAGGCATTAAAATTCAATTTACGAAAATTAAAGAGAAAGCATCGTCAGTTAAGTCGAAAAAAGAAAGGAAGTCAAAATTACAAAAAATCGAAATTAAAACTTTCTAAATTACATAATAGAATTTCTAACATAAGGAAAGATTCGTCGCACAAAGCGACTTCAAAAATAATTAACGAAAACCAAGTAATTGTTATTGAAGGATTGAAGATTTCCAACATGTTAAAAAATCACTGTCTTGCACAGGCAATCAGTGATATGTCTGGCAATGAATTTTGCAGACAATTAGAGTATAAGGCAAGATGGTATGGTCGTGAAATCATTATTGCTGATACGTTCTTCCCCAGTAGTAAGACTTGTTCTTGTTGTGGATGGAAGAATAATAATCTCACATTGAAAGATAGAGTTTTCAAGTGTGAGATTTGTAAGAATGAGATTGATAGAGACTTAAATGCTTCTAAGAATCTTTTGAAACTTTCTACTGTGAGTTCCACAGGAATTAACGCCTTGGGAGATGGGAGTTCGATTTGTCCAGCAATGGATAAATCTAGCCCGTCGTTGAAAAAGGAATCTAACGGAAAATTTACTTATACTTTAAAAAT